CGGCCATCAGCGGTCGATGTCATGTCTCCCACTCCGTAAATTGCCCGGTTGGCTGATGACGCTGCATCCAGCCAAAGTTCGGCCGGAGATCCGCAGCAAGGTGAGGGCTTATCAGCAAGAGTGCGACGACGTGCTCTGGACGCACTGGATTAATCAGCGCGGCCCACATTACGCTCAAGAATCTGCAGAGCCTTCACTACGAAAGGAATCGGCCGACTTCACCGCCGATTATCTCGCAGACTGCCGCAGGGCGATCCGCGAGATCGGTGGCACCCCTCCCGCCTGGAGCCTCGCCACCGAACAGAAAGTAGCGTCGGGAATGGCCCTTATGCTGCTGAGAAACAAGCGCTGGTTAGTGACATTCGGCCAGTCGGGGGATCCTCACCTGCAGGTAGTCCCGCACGACGCCGGGATCTTCACACCAGAGAGGATGCTGAGCTGGATCAGGGAAACTGACGGGGCGTATCAATCGTTTATGCCTGAGCTGCTAAGCGCGATTGGAGATCGGCTGCGCGCAACGGAGGACAGATAGCCAAAAGGCGACAGCTCAAGGTCTAAAACAGACCGCGCATGACCTCGGGCATCCAGTTCAACACGACCAGTTCCTTCGACACCTGCGGACACGCATGGCGATTATTTGCGGTGCTGTACCGAATGTCCAAAGTTTCAAAATGGAAGCCATCGAAAACTCGGCGAATGTCAGGATGATCGTTGATGCTGACCATCACTTTGCCTTTGCAGTGTTTCATGAACTCAGCCATTCGCTCGTAGTTACAGAACTCAAACTCGACGCCATATCCGTTCGTTTGCCAATACGGCGGGTCCATGTAATGGAAGGTATGTGAACGGTCGTAGCGCTCGGCGCACTCAAGCCATGGGAGGTTTTCGATGTAGGTTCCAGAGAGGCGCTGCCAGGCGGCCGAGAGTTTCTCTTCAATCCGTAACACGTTGATTGCAGGTCCAGTGGTCGCAGTCCCGAATGTCTGGCCTGAGACTCGTCCGCCGAATGCATGATGCTGCAGAAAGAAGAACCGCGCTGCGCGCTGGATGTCAGTGAGGGTTTCCGGTCGGGTGTGTTTGTGCCAATCGAATAGCTGGCGCGAACTGAGCGCCCACTGAAACTGACGGACCAGTTCCTCAAGGTGGTTTTGAACAACGCGGTACAGATTCACGAGTTCGCCATTGATGTCGTTGAGTACTTCGACGGGTGCCGGCTGTGGCCGCAGGAAGAAGAGCGCGGCGCCGCCAGCGAAGACTTCGACGTAGCACTCGTGCGGTGGGAAAAGCGGGATGAGGCGATCAGCGAGACGACGTTTGCCGCCCAACCAGGGAATGATGGGAGAGTGATTCATTGTGTAAGCAAGCCTTATTATGAGAGGTAACGGGCGCTAGACTCGCTTCGCTTTGTGCACGAAGCAGAAGCCTTGGCTGGGCTTGCAGCTGTATTCTGCAGGGTCGGCGGCCGATCGGGATGGGGGATCATCCCGTTCGGCAGCTTCTTTCAACGCCTGGCGAAGCCAGATAAAAGATTATGGAATTTGACGCATGAAGCTGTTTGGTTGGTTCAAGGACAAGAACGAAAACAAAGTGCTTTTGGTGAAGATCACGAATGACACATTGCCAGTCGGCTCGCCAGTAATTGAAACGGGTGCCAAGCCAGCCCAGCCAGAACCCAAGATAAACTTTGAGTTCAGCCTTAAACTCGCGGCAATTATCGTGGGGCTGCTGAACGGCGTCTTGGCGATAATGGGGTACGTCGATCTCACCGGCCGGCTGGACAGCTTTGGCATTAGTCCGAACGAGATAGACCTCGGATTACCTTCGCTGCTATTCCAAGGCTACCGATCGGGCGTGCTGGCTGCATACCAATACGCTGTGGACCATTTTGGCGGGATGTTGGCGGTACTGATTGGCCCCGCTGTTGTGTTCTACCTGATTTTGTCCAGGTTGCTCAAATCCCACAGATGGGAGAAAAATTTCGTCACTTGTCTGGTGCTGGCGTTGGGATTGATGGTCGTCTCGATAGCTCCACATGGGGGGTTGCAGCGAGGACAAGAGTCAGCTTATTCCGCATTTAAAAAGCAAAATGAGGTAGACGGGCGATATCGCATTACGGGCCTGAACACGGAAACGACAATGGTTACTAAGGAGGGGCCGACGATCACGGGTGAGACCGTTTTCGCTTCAACGCTTTACACCTACATACTGCAAGGCCCAAAACTCTATAAAGTCGCAAACAGGGACAACCATATTGTTAGCGTCAGCAATGTTAGTGCGAACCTAAGGTTAAAGGAGAGTCAGCTACCCAAGGAAGCGACTGTCCAAATCCCGCAGAAACAGTCCGCGCAAACGCCTGACACGCCCTCAACGCAATCAACCCCCGATCCCCATCGTCTGTGATGCCGATAATTCGTTGAGCATGCGCTGGGTCAAGTTCGGCTCGACTGGCTCCATGAACCACGCTGCCGGCGCCGGTGGTGGTTGGCACTGAACCGCCACCGGAACCGTACGCGGCGAGTAGGACTGACAGCCGCAGATCAGCAGTAGCCAGGCGATCATTGAGACGTTTCTGTGTTTGTTGCGCATTGGTCAACTCGCGGTGATGAGTTTGGTCACTGGCCTGCAAGCGGCGCTCGAGCACCAGTCGTCTCTCCTGCTCCGTCCTTTGAAGCGATGCGCCGGCGAGCGTCAGTTCGTTGAGCGTGTCGCTGTGCAGGCGCGCCTGACGCTCAAGCTTCGCGCCGTAACGCCAGTCCTGTATCTGCCAGGTCAGCACTGCGGCCGCACCAGACGTCACAGCGACAAGCGCGATCAGGGCCGACAGCTTCCAGGCCGCTTTGGGCGCAGGAAGTGGCGTCATGTCAGCGCCCTCCTCACCCCGGCTTCAATCAACTGAGTGGAGTACGGAACGCACCCGTTCTCGTGCCTGATGATGGCGGTCACCAAGCCCACCAGAACCGGCAGCGAATGGACATCAAGGGGAGCTTCGGACGCCACCTTTAGGCTGGCGGCCGTGGCGTGGATGTACGATTCAGTGTCGTTCTCTGTCCCCGGCGCCCAGCGGCTGATGATCTCTCGGACAGTATCTATCCCTGACTCGCCGACGTTCGGCATACCGTCCTTGCCCCGGTAAGCGAGGATCAGTTTCGCGAGTGCGCGGATGCCGTTCTCCGGCGTGTCGAACCGGGCGAAGCGCTTCTCGATCGTCTGATCCGGGGTGAGTTGTCCTGTCCAACGATTGCGGGGGTTATAGTCAATGTTGCCAGGGTTGTTGTTGCGAACACCTCGGGTGACTGCAGGCATGGACTTTCTCCAGACGAAAAAAAACCGCCCGTGGGCGGTGTGAAATTGCAGTGACTGATTAGAGCTGGATGACCCTTAGCGGCTTCTTCGGCTTTCCTTTCGCGCTGGCTTTACCCTTCTTGCCGCCGTTGCACTCGACGGTCGTCGACCAGCCGGCCTGCGTAAAAACCTGCTCCACCGAATCGATCAAGTAATTGCCATCAAGACCGTTCTTGAAGCCCTGGGCATTGATCTCGCGCTCAGCGAAAAGGTCGGTTCGGCCGGGCATCTCTAAACGCACGGCTGCGGTTGATCGATTGAAGCACGCGAGCCGTGCCTTGGCCGCAGCCTCAGCGGCGCTCTTGTTTGCGTGGATGTGTCGGTCGGTATGGATCGGCGGCAAGCCCTCGGTCATTTTGTCGTTGTCGAGCTGCACGGTGACCAGGTCGCCGTTCTTGTCTTCGTAGGCCGCCTTTACCGCCTTCTTGACGTTGTCGTCGCCCAGCCTGAATTGCCAGCGGCTTACGTCGCTTCGCTTGATCACAAGGACGGGTACAGCCTTGCCGCTGGCAGTCACGCCGCCTTGGCGCGGCAGCACGATCAGCTTGTTGTTTGCCACCTTCGCAGTGCAGTCGTATTGCCTGGCAAGTCGCGTGATGAAGTTAAGGTCGGACTCGGTCAATTGGTCCGCGCGCTCAACAGGCGTTTGCACGGTGCATTCGGGCTTCCAGCCATTGCGGCCCGCGATATCCGCCACGATGGTAGCCAGACTCGCACCTTCCCAGCTGCCGCTGCGCGTCGTCTTCGCGTCGCTACGGGTGTCACCGGATTTGCTGCGGATGACGAGGGTATCGGGCGAACCCGAAAGCTCTATTTCATCAACGGTGTAGTGGCCCATGAGTGTCAGCCTCTGGCTTTCGTAGCCGAGGTAAACATCCATTTTGGCGCCCCGCTTCGGCAAGGTGACAGCGCCATCGCGATCATCAATGCGCAGCTCGAAGTCATCCGAGCTGGCACCGGGCTTGTCAATCGTTCGGATCAGCAGCATCCGATCATTGATCAACGCGGTGATGTCGCTGCCGTTGGCGACGATCTTGAAGACTGGTCTCAAAGCATCCACTCCATAAAGGTGGCCCTGTACTCGCTGAGGCTGGGGAGGGTCATCAGTCCCATAGCGTCACCACCTGATCCACCGCCGGCGCGACATCGGGCAGCCTGATCAGCAGCCCGGCAGCGAAAGGTTGAGGCTCATCCCCCAGCCCCTGATTGGTATCGAGCACGGCCTCGACGGTGCCGATCAGGTGGCCGTAATGGTGCTGGCAGATGGTGTCGAGCACGTCGCCGTCAGACGTTCTGCAGGTCATCGCCATAGCGTAAAAACTCCAGGGTGAACGCTTGCTTGCGCGGGATTCCGCCCTGCAGCAGCGCGCTCTGTTCTTCGTTGAGGTTCACAAGGCACCAGTTGCCCAGCACCTC